GCTACACTTTATAAACCTGCAGATAAACCCGCAGAAGAAGATCCCCAATAAAGGTTGACAAACGATGACAGACGTAGTATAATATAAAAACAATAGGAGTAAAGATATGAAACAAACCCATACCCAAACACAAAGCACTCGCCTTCGCGAGTTTTTATCACAGTATCATACGCCCAATATCACAGTGGAAGAATCACGCATCACGGATCAGGATTTGGTAAACACCAGTCTTCATTATGAAACACAGGGCATTAGAAAGACGCTGATGTTCATTCAAAGTTTAAACAACACACAATTAGAACAGTTCCACACGTTAATCAAACAAGGATTCAACAATGAACACAGTAGATAAGGGAATTGATTTAATTGCAGGTATTACAGAATTTCTAAATGATTATATTCGCAACAACGGTGAAATTCCAATAAACCTAAAACCATTGTGGGATGATTATCTTCACAGTTGGAACAATCTGGAATGGCATTGCGTACTTGAAGCATTAGAACATATTACAGCAACTTCAGGCTACATGATGACTCCAGTTCAACAAAAAACGGTTGATACGGCAAAACATAATTTACAAAAATACAGTTCAATTTCAAATCGTGCAATGGACATAAGACGCAACAGTCCAATTGCAAAACGTTATGGTGTTTACACACAGGGTGATACTTGGCGTTTGATTATGAACCTCAGAGAAATGTATTGTGATTGGCTGAAGATTGATTTGCCCAACAGTGATAGTAGCCGTGAAGATGCTCCCACACCGTTTGAGCAACAGTTTTCAGTTTCCACAACCAATGAGATTGGTTAAACCAGTCCACGGCGTAGAGCAATACTCCTGTTGAAAAGCATTGCTTATACCCAAGGTTGTGAAGAGTCCTGGGCATTGACTACTGTAAAAACTGCCCCACTAATACGGAAAGGAAAAATATGAAACTTGAAATATATGATTATGATAATTGGACACCTGATCTCAGCGATCCGCGAAAGGTGTCATACGAACAAAGACAAGGTGAAATCCAAATTGCGTTAGGCAAATATGATTTGTTTGATGTAATTGAACAAGCGGTTAAACTGCAAATTGATGATAGAGTTGTTCAGTGCAATCCTTTAAGTGTCGCCCAAAGGGTGTTGCATGACCTTAGAAAAAATGGTTATCAGCATACCAAAAAATGGCAAAAAAAGTCTTGACATTTGCTCCTATGTTTGCTATACTATAGATATAGTTAAACAACAGGAGAAACACAATGTATCAAGACAACATTTCAACAGTAAAAGAGTATTATACTATTGCACACACGACTGTAGGCATTAGAGATAATCGTAAAAAACCAAGCATGGACAATGTCTATTTTAAATGGACTTATATGGACACTGACTTAGATAGATATAGAACTCTTGAAGAAGCACAAGAAAATGCTAAAGACGAAGGATACGAACATTATCGTATTTTCAAAGTCAGTGTTGTAGAAGAAACTACACCGCCAGATGTAACAGCATTAAAACAGGCATTTTTGGACAAGCAATTAGAGACAGCGTAATTGAAATCAATTGTCGTATTGGTTACATTAATTCTAATCTCAGGTTGTGCAACACCACCTCGTTGGTTATCCACAATGTATGACAATGCGGATCCATGCCAAACAAGAATGAGAGCAAAGGATTACAAGATGCCAAGTTTCTGCGGTAAGGGTAAATCTCCAGGAAAAGTAATCATATATGATTACTATTCAGGACATCCTGTTAAATAGTAGTATGAGCAATTGGTGGGATGGAGCAGAAATGATAGACAACAACTTTTCGCCGTACGATGAATTACAGCGAATTAAATTAGAACAACTGCAACAAAGACATACAATTAACAATCTTGTTACAAGCAACAACAACCTTAGTGACTTAATGGTTGAATTAAGCAAACAGCATCAGAGACTAACACACGATTACGCTAATGTAATGCAAGAATTAAATGATGCACTCAAAGAACTAAAAAAACAACAGTCGCAATAAAATCCTCAAATTGCTAACGGAATAAATACAGTTATGCATTTGGCACCGTGGCAATCAACCGTTTCTAATTTTTCAAATCGCTTTATCACAGTTTGTGCTGGTAGGCGAGCGGGAAAAACCTATTTGGCAATACGTCAGATATGCTATCACGCAAGAAAACCCAATCAGAATATATATTATTTAACAGCAAGTTATAGACAGGCAAAATTGATAGCCTGGAAATTATTGAAAGAAAAACTGTTGGACTTGCGTTGGGTTAAGAAGATTAATGAAAGCGAATTAACTATCCTGCTTAAAAATCAAACACTTATTAGTTTAAAAGGTGCGGACAATGGTGCACAGAACCTAAGGGGAATTTCCTTATCCTATTGCGTAATTGATGAAGCGGCGCTGGTAGATCCAGATGCTTGGTATTCAGTGATCCGTCCTGCACTTGCGGATCAGAGGGGTGGCTGTTTATTCATATCCACACCAACTGGAAAAAACAATTGGTTTTATGAATTATATCTAATGCAGGAAAACAATCCTGAGTGGCGCTCATTCAGCATCACAACAGCAGAAGCAGGGTTTGTGGATCCAGAAGAAATAGAACAAGCACGTTCTGAAATGAGCCTTAAACAATTTAAGCAAGAGTTTGAAGGAAGTTGGGAAGTAGCAGAGAGCAGAATCTGTCATGCATTTGATAGGGATCAGCATATTAGAGAAATGCCAGAACATCTAAACACAGGAATTCTGCACGTTGGCGGCGATTTCAATTTAAATCCTATCACAGCCGCTATTATGGTTAAAGATGGGGACACGCTATATCAAATTGATGAAATAGCAATGTTTGACTCTAATACAAATGAAATAGCAGAAGAATTAAAGAACAGATATCCTAACAGCAAGATATTTTACTATCCAGATCCTGCTTCACGCCAAAAAAGAACAAGTGCAAATGGACAAACAGACTTTACAATATTAGAGAATGCTGGGTTCATTGTTAAAGCACCACACAGGCATGATGCTGTTAGAGATAGGATTAATGCTACCAACGCCAGATTTGCTTCTGCAGATGGGGTTAGACGGCTATTTATTAGTAAACGGTGTAAATACACTATAGAATGTTTGGAAAAATACAACTACAAAGAAGGAACGCAAATTCCTCATAAACCAGGTGGGAAACACGATTATTCACATATGTTTGATGCTTTAAGTTACGCAGTTGCATTTATTTTTCCACTTAAACGAGACAATATTTCTACTGATATGGAACCACAACGTTGGGGAGTTAGAGTCAGAAGGGATTACAATTTTAGGGGATAACAAATGGCAACAGTAACTAATACTATTCAGAATGAAATTAATCATTTAATCAGCGGCAATGAAATATATGAAACCTACGACAGTAGATGGAAATATTTACTTGAAGCATACCTGGGCGGGGAAACATGGCGCCAGGGCAAACACCTAATCAGATATCAATTAGAAACAGACGGCGAATATGAAAGTCGTCTTAACAATACATTCTTAGAAAACCACTGTCAAAGTATTGTGAACGTTTACAAATCATTCTTATTTAGAACTGCCCCTCAAAGAGAATTTGGCTCAATTGCAAACTATCCTGAATTAGAAGACTTCTTAAAAGATGCTGACATGGATGGACGTAGTTTAGATGCGTTTATGAAAGATGCGGCTACTTGGTCCAGTGTTTTTGGACACTCTTGGATTGTAATTTCACAGCCCAACATTAATGCAACAACAAGAGGCGAACAGCGTGAACAAGGTATTCGTCCATATGTGTCAGTGCTTACTCCACAGGTAGTACTTGACTGGCAATACACACGTTCACCTAATGGTAGATATGATTTGGTTTACTTCAAGTATCTTGAAGATGTTAACCAATCAATTCGTGTAGTTAAAGAATGGCGTCCAGAGTCAATTAAAACAACAATAGTTGATGTTGACAACAATAGCATTCAAGATGTTATTGAAGAAGAAAATCAATTGGGTATGATTCCAGTGGTGTGTTTATATAATGTTAGAAGCACAGTAAGGGGAATTGGTATCAGTGATTTAGCAGACATCAGTGACGCACAACGTTTCATTTATAACGCAACCGCAGAAGTTTTAGAAAGTATTAAATTAGATTCGCATCCCAGCATTGTTGCTACCAGCGAAGTTAATATGGGTAGTGGCGCGGGTGCAATCATTCAGATTCCAGACAACTTGGATTCAGGTTTGAAGCCTTACGCTCTTGAGTTTTCAGGTGCAAACATTGAATCAATGTACAAGTCTATTGAACATACTATTGATGCTATTGATAAAATGTCCAACACTGGTGCTGTTAGAGCAACTGAAAGCAGAACACTTTCAGGTGTTGCAATGGAAGTAGAATTTAGTTTATTAGAGGCTAAACTGTCTGAAAAGGCAGACGCTATTGAATTAGCAGAAGAACAACTGTGGAAAATTTGGTGTGCATATATGGACACTACTTGGGATGGTGAAGTAAATTACCCAGGATCGTTTAATATCAGAGATACACAAAAAGAAATCAATCAATTACAAACTGCACGTAATAGTGCAACAGATACAAAAGTCATTAAAGAAATTGATAAAGAAATTCTTAGATGGCTGGAAGTTGATGAAGACAAAATAGAATCCCTGGATGCGTTTCAACCGCATCTTATGCGTGATCCTACTACAGGTGAAGAGCGTATTGCTAAAACTGAGGCGGAGCATTTACAATTAGCGGCCCAGGGTTGGATCCATCCAGAGGACAATTCATAATGCTTGGGAGGGCAAGTTAAATGGCTAAGAAGAAAAAAGGTGGCAAACGCGGCGGCAAACGCGGCGGTAAACGATAACCCGCTTTGGGATACGTATTTCTACAGCATACGATCCGTATGTCCGTGGAGTTACAGCGCCTGGAAACGCAACAAGATAGACATATGTTTATGGCAAGGCGTGCCAAAAGATTTAGGCGAATTAGAAGCAAGGGTCTACGTTCTTATTAACGCAACACCACGTTTACTTAAGAAGATAGAAGAACGCATGAACAACGAGCGTGAAACAGAAGAGTGGTTACACAGCCACCCATCATTTGGTGTTAATTCAACATCAGTTCCAGTCTTAATACAACAAGATAGATTACAGTTAGAAAAAGCACGTCTATAGGAGCCTGTATTAGCGCCTTTTGAATTTTAAAGCATAAATACAAGCACAAACTCAAATTAAGGAGGCGATGCACGATGTCAGACAATACATTGGTAAATGAAGACGCAACTCAAGCGGTAGTGGAAAACACAGAAATTGAGGCACAAGAACAAGCGGACAAAACTTTCACGCAAAAAGAAGTAGACGACATGATGGCCCGTATGAAGGGCTCATTAGCACGTAAGTTTGAAAACAAATATGCAGACTTGGGTGATGTTGAAGAACTTCGTCAGTTGAAAGCAGATGCAGAACAGCGTCAGCAAGACCAACAGATTAAAGCGGGACAATTTGAAAAAACTCTACAAGAGTTAGTCGCAAAAAAGGATGCTGAAATCCAAAAAAGAGATTCAGTCATCAAGGAG